CTTGTAATGCTGTTATTGACACTAACAATAAAATTTTATCTAATGTAAAAAATTTAATTGGTGGTGGTAGAGGCATTATGCCGTATATACAAGGTAGGTATAAATTAAAAGTTGAAGACGGTGGACACGCCACAGACATTACCTCAACAACTGTTGATATTGCATATGACGTTGACAAGAATGTTGTCCATGGCGGTATTACTTTACAAGGTGAAAGAAAAAGAACCAAATTAAATCAAGCAATAGTAAACTATGTTGATCCTGATTTAGAATTCACTAACCAACAAGTTTTTTATAATGTAAGTGCTGATAAAACTATAGACAATGATGAAGAGTTGTCTAAAGAATTTACATTCCATACAATTACAAATAAAGCAATGGCATATGAAAATGCTAGAATGATTTATTTGAAATCAAGACAACAACGTTCTGTTAAATTTAGAGCAACACAAGAACTTCATGCAGTTGAAGTTGGCGATATTATAAGAATAACAGATACAACTTTACAATTAACAAACGTATCATTTAGGATAGTAAGAGTAGATTTAAATCCCGACTTGACTGTCAACATTAACGCAGTTGAACATGATGCGTCTATATATCCTGCAACTGGAGGCGTAGGACAATTAGATGTTCCACCGCCAATTTATAGTCCAGATCCTATTTCTTTACGTCCAAGACAACGAGGTGCTCCAATTAGTCCAATTGGAATTGTTCCTCCAAATGAAGATCCAGATAGTTCAGGTGAGCCTATAGAAACTAATCCACTGCCACCAAGACCACCTATAAACTTCTTTGACGTAAGTTTGTTTAAAGCATATGATCAAGTTGACATCATTAATGTTCCTAATAAATTTGCAGTAAAAGATCAGTTTGGAATTGAAGGCTATGGACTAACAAAATTTAGTGGGTTTCATGTTAATATTAGTAGCACAAAAGGATTAGCATTTCATAATCCTAATGTAATTGGCACAGACAAAGAAGGTAGTCTAGTGTATGCAACTAAACAAACATCAACCTTTGATGGTAAGACATATACATTAAACAAACCTATTTCAAATGATTATTTGTTTTATCGTAACAGTCAAGATCTTGTTACTGGAGCATCACAACAGATGGACGTAGGGTTGTTTTTAAATTTACCAGCTAACCCATCCTTTGATTCAATTCGTATTAGATACTTTATTAATGAATCGCAAAGGGCTGAAGGCGAAACTCCAATCTCTGGACCTTTTCACTTTATAAAATTTGGAACTAAAGGTTTTAGTGATCACAAAGATATTAATTTTGTGAAATTTGATTGGAGCAGAGTGATTAGTGGTGGAAGAGAATATCATGCAGATGGTAGTAATTTAGGAAATTATACATATTACGATCCTATTATAGGAAGTAATTTAACAGGATCAAATATTGAAGCGTATCTTAATTATTTGATACAAAATCCATTAGTTGCTGTGGCAGGAATGGATGCAGGTGTAAGTCCTGCTGGAGGTGATAGTCAAGTGACAAGTCACAATTTAGGAACTTAATATGGCTGGCAACGGATACTTTGCAGAAGGAATTTATCAACCACTATCAACACAGACGTGGGCTAACCTAACCAGTGGCTGGGACACTTATACAGACAGCTGGAATTTAACTCCTACTTTACCGTTAACATATACAACAGACATTGTTGACTATGGACGTATAGAAAAATTATTACCTTTAACATTAGTAAGCAAAACAGGAACAATGACAACAACTATTGTCTATGGTGATACTGTTGACAGTTCAGGTGGAACAATAGATAGTAGCACAAGTCTAGTAGTAAATGTAGGCGATACTGTAACTGCTATTAAGGCAAGATATTTTCAATTTACTTTTAGTTTAAATTATGGAGATAGTGCTGGCGCTGAAGCAACACCTAACATAACAAATATTCAAACAGATCTAAATGCAGAAAAAATTACAGCAAGTTTTGATTCTATTGAATCAAGTTCATTAGGTGGATCAACAGGTGCAAGAGAATTAGTATTAGACCAACCTATTTCACCAACTGTGGCTGTTATACAACCACACCAAGCTACACCTGGTTATATGGCAGATGGTTATGTTGCTGACGGTTATATAGCAACTGGAAGTTCTAGTGCTAGACCAATAGCCTATTTGGATAAATCTACAGATCCAATTACAGTAAATATATACGAATTAGATACGTTTGGAAAAACAAAAAACATTGATTGCACATTTGACGCTATTGTTGTTGGATTACCAACAGCGAAAGCAGACGTAGATGGCAATATACAAAGAGGATAATTATGGCGTGGCCAACAAGTAAACCTGACTCAACAGCATTTGATAATGCAGACGATTCTATTAGAGATAGTCGTGCAGAAATAAAAACTATGTCTGACGCTGTCAACGACGTTGTTGACTTTGTTGACACAACTGCTATTGCTGATGGAAATGTATTAATTTATGATAGTGCGTCAGGAACAATTAAACCTGGAGAAGCTGGAGCAACAACTTTAGGAACACCGACAACTATTGCCACTGTTACTTCTTGTCCTACTACTGTAAATGTTACTCAGCCGTATACACATATTCTTGTAAATGATCCTAGTGGTGGTGCATTAACTATTAATATGTCTGCTATGTCTATGAATGACACGTGGACTGTTTTTCTTTCGCAATATGTTGGAGGTTCTTGCACTAGAGTTTTTACCCACAATGGGGATTCATCAGATGCGGCTTGGACAAGTGGAACATCAACTATATCAACATCAGGTGAATGTAATGTAATTAAAAGGTTTCCAAATCCGCTTAATCAGCCTCTGACTAGTTACTATATGACAATAGATAGAACAACTGGCTCTAGAATGGACTAAAATGACGGTGATTTTTAACATTAAAATAAATATAAAAGGAGACACATTATGGCATGGGCCACAGCAGGAAATGTAATAACAACTAATTTAGACGCAGGAACAGATACGCCAGCGGCGGCTCGTCCTAATCTAAAAGCGGCTCTTGACGAATTAATTATTGTAATTAATGGTCGTGCTCAAGCAAGTGGTGTAGCACCTTTAAACAGTTCTACTAAAATTGATGCAACGTATTTGCCAGATGAATTAAACACTTCAACATCAACAGATTTAACACTAGATCCTAATACAGGCAAAGTAAAAATAGAAGAAATTATAAATTTAGCACCACAAACATTAATTCAGCTTAATGCAAGAACAGATAAAGCAGAAGGTGATGTAGCATATTGTTCAAATGGCAATGGCGGCGCTAAAACTATGGCAGTCTATGACGGCTCAAACTGGAAAGTTGTGGCACTTGGTGCAACTATTTCTTAAGGAATTATTATGAGAGAAATTGAAAAACGCATTGATGCTATAGAGAAAACATTAGACAAAATACAAAACAATCACCTAGCTCATTTATTACATGATATGGCTTTAGTAAAGAAATTTGTAATACTTGCGGCACTTGGTGTTGTTATTAATTTAGGTGTTGTTTTAACAACAATATTTTAGTGCGTTATCTTAAAATTAAACCCGACACATACTCCCTATCTAGACAACAAATGTTTCGTTTTGACACTTGCCAATTTTGTGGCAATAAAGGCGAACACAATTATAGAAGATTGTTATCTGAACATAATTTAGACCTTGCAAATAATCTTTGGAAAAGAACTTGTAGTAAGTGTAATAAGACAACAGCTATAGTCAAAAGAGAACTTGATATTATTGAGTCACCTGAACCAAAAAAATCAGGACGTCCAAAAAAAATTTATTATGACAAAAATAATACTCAAGTTGAAGAGTATATCGATCATTACATAATAAAATATGATGCACTCAAAAAATAGAGCCATTTAGAATTAAACACCCCTTAAATCAGCTTATACTGGCACTTTAAACGCACATAAGTATACCACGTTTGCGTCGTAAGGCCTAATTGCTTACCAACATACCCAACAACATTTTTTTAGACATTTAAGAGCCATTTAAATTACAAACCACTCTTATCCCCGGTTATTTTTGTAATTGTATAAATACTAACATAGGCAAATATTATGACAATTACTCAAAAACAATACGAACAAAATTACGAACAACTTCAAAGGCATAGAAAGCATGAGAAGGATCTTAAAGAATGGGCAAAAGACTTTCCATTTGATCCTCTTAAGCAGAAAATTACAGGCAAAGACTGGCGCAAATATAAACAGGCACGCAAAAAGGCATCAGACCAGTTGAAGTCTTTAAATTCAGTTTAAAACGCAGGTTGTAATACGTCGGCTAATGACCCTGCTTTAATGTATAATGCTTAACAGTTATACATTGTATAGTGCCGCTAATTTCCTAATTTATTAGGTTGGAAGTTTTAATACATACGTCTTCCATAAAATTCTGTTAAGTCGTTTGGATATAAAGCCAAGCGAGACGGCTATAGTAGTGAGATACTTTTTGATGTTGATGGTTCATCTTTTTGTGTCAGAAACTACTATAGCCGTCGTATGAATTCATTGCCAAGCTAATTTAAGAACTTCTATATAAAAGAAAATAAATGTGTTTGAGCGATAGCGAAAACAAGATGTCTGTTAAGACATCTACTAATAAGCCGTTAATAATGCAATAATGCCTTGTTTAACCCCTTATAGAAGGGATTAATATAAATATGTATGAGGAAGAGAACAACGATGAAGAGCAATTTCCTGTTAGATGTGGGCTGTCATATCCTTATTTCTCAGTTTGCTCGATAACACGCATTAATATCATCCTGGTGATAGTGATGCATCAAATGTTCTCCTGAACATGACTTCCTATTGTGTTGCATCGTTTTCTCTTTCTCACTTAATTGGATTAACAATGCAAACAACATTCCAGGAACAACTTCAAGAATTTCCTTACCTCCTAGAGAAGATATTAGCCAACAAGAAGTTTAACTCACGAATACACATTAGAAAAGTAGAGTCTAGACTGAACCCTCTCTGGAGGAACATACTGCAATATCACAGTGATGTTGATATAGTTGATTGGTTAAGTGCTTTGTCAAGAGTTAATATAGATACGACATTAGATCCTAACAAGCAATACGACATGGTCTATACTATTGCTTTAAACAAGCCAGTCATAGAGGACTTACAGGTATTAAAAAAAATTCAGTTATTAGCCTCTCAGAACATACACATTATTAAATTAGAACATAACACAGACTTCACATATTATCAAGAGCTGATAGAATCTACAGGAATCCATGAAGCAACCGACTTACGAAGATGGAGAGAATACCTATGCTGTCAAACGAGAACAATAACAAGAGTGTGGCGCCGCCCAGGAATACTTGCATAGTAACCTGCTTAAACAGTAAGCTATACAAGGAATACGGACATAAAACCCTAGCATCATTCCCAAAGACTATACAAAAGTATATATGGAGTGAAGACACTATTGATGGACTAGATACCCTAGAACTAACTGACTTATCCTTCTATAATAGAAACAAAGACAAACCCTTTAACAGTTATAAGCATGATGCAGTTAGATTCCACTGGAAAGTCAACGCAATATACAACACACTACAACACACAACCTGGTTTGGTTATGATGCATTAGTATGGATAGATGCTGACACACTATTCCTGCAAGACATAGACGAATCCTGGATTAAAGCCAACATAAGCACAACAGGCATTATGTCATACTTAGGTCGCCCTAACTACTATAGTGAATGCTCTTTATTATACTTCAACCTTAGACACCTAGACACAGTAGACTTCATTACTGACGTGTGGAACTTATACGTTACTGACTGCGTATATGAATTAAAAGAATATCATGATAGTTACTTGTGGGATGAAATAAGAAAGTCATATGAGTTTAGTCCTAAGTGGGCACACTTTAGAGACTTAGGTGCCGGCATAGACAAAGTAGCAGGCGGACACATAAGCTCACACCTATATGGACAATACTTTGATCATATGAAAGGTAAACGTAAGACTAAAGGAAGTAGTCCAGAAAACAAGTATAATAAGCAATAATGATAGAAAATTTAACACAATTAAGTTGAATTGTTAATAATTTGAGTTAGGGTAATGTAGCTTGTAGGTAGTTGTAGAGCAATTGGTAAGATGATTTATGAAATGTGGTCACCCCACCTAAGTCGTTGAAAACCTTAGATTTATTGTCCTTCCATGGTCTAAAGCCTCTGTCGCCATGGTTCTCCACTGATTTCGGACAGCTTTTCTACCATTCTTCTACCGTGATTTAATCTGGATAAGCCACATTGGAGGCATTTTGGATAGTCATACGGATGGTTACACCCTCTTCCCATTGTTCTTACAGTATAACATACTTGGGGCCAGAAGTCAACCCCTAATTCAACCAAAAAACGGTAAAGAAACCGTGAGAAATGGTAGGCCAGAGGTTGATTTTTTTCTAATTTGATGTTATACTAGAGATAATGGCCGGGGGCGTCCTACTACGGTGGGAATTGGTGGGCAGGGAGTTGCTTTGTATCTGACCGCCATCAAACCGGACCCCCTATGCTACAAATTTCGCCACTCAAAACCGGGTAACCGTATTCCTAGCATATCTTCATTATTTAGAGACCTGTATCACAGCCTGTATTTGACCAGTTGAATAGTTAGGAACTATAAGCATGGTGCCCTGAGGCGTCAATACAGTAGTTGGGAGATTGAAAGAAGAGTTATGACTATGAGAAGTCAAATTCGGCGTAACCGCAACCGCTCCGCTAGTCGCTTCGCTCTTAAAATTATAATCGTTTGGTAAGCCAGCACACCCATTAAGTGCTACTACCAGGACCAATGCTCTAACCAATATCATCATCAATTATTCGCTCCTTATATGAGGATTTAAGATTCTCCAACATTTTGGTGTGCATAACACTTACTTGGGGTTTAAATTCTTGGGGCTTCTCTACAGTTTTAAATAACTTGCCAAATCGTGTTTGGTTATCCCAATATTCACTGATAATATCAGCCAATTCTACCTTAGTTACAACGTATGTAATTTCAGGGATTGAGTCTGCATTTATAATGCCTTTTGCGTCATCTTTTAGTTTAAGTCCTTCGGCTAAAACAACACCTTTAGTTTGTCCAAGCGGAATAAGGTGACTCCAATGCCTATAATTCATATTGCCTGGATCAATGTATGTTTTATAATCCTTTTGTGTTTTAACACCTTTTAAGTGAGCTGTATGAACATTCCCACCGTGTATTGAACGTCGCTCTTGTATTTCTGTAATAAAAACGGGTTCGTCAATTATTGTATATTTTCCCATGTCATCCTCCTATTGTTATTATTATAACTTCTTTTTGTGTCCGCGTCTACCTTCAAATTCGCCAAAATCAATTTCTATAACTTCTACATCTTCAATATCATACATTAATTGGTTTCGCATAATGTTATAGTTTAGATCTCCATCTTTACTTGTATCAATCCAATGTGTAGCTGGTTCAGATTGTTTATTACTAGGTATGTCAGGTATTAATTTGTAATAAGCCATTGTATTCTCCTATATTATATTTATCGTATAAATACTATTAACAGTTAAAAGGAGGTTCAAATTGAGAATAACTTGCAGTAGATGGGGAACAAAATTTAGTGCATTCCAAGTTGAAAGACTTTATTCAGAATGTCGTGCATGGATGGACTTTGACAGTTTTCATGTCTTTACGGATCAACCTGAACCTTTACATAGCGATATAACAGTTTGGGACATTCCTAAGCATGAAGCATATCGTTCATGGTGGAGTAAGTTGATACAATACAAACATTTTACAGAAGGCAAAACACTTTCATTAGACGTAGACTTACATATTAGAGATCGTTGTGAGTTTCAATTTTCAAAAGACTATTTGTTAGCCCAGTTAGATCCATTAGCAGAATATATTCCATCTAAAAAAGTAAAATACATCAATTCAAGTTTCGTAACCTATGAAGGAGACTTCAGTTGGATACATGACAAGTATATGGCAGACTGGAAAAACATACAGTATCGCTATAGAGGAGATCAAGAGTTTATGTGGGGCGAATATGCAGAAAACTTTCGTTATCATAAACCTATGTTTGAAAGTTATAAGTGGAGTGCTAAGAAAACAGGCTATTCAAAGATGCCAATAGTAAACTTCCATGGTGAGGATGTAAAGAAAGACTTATGATTAGAGCTGAACAAAATTATGGAATAAAACAACTTCATGGATTAAAATGGGGAATCTATAAGTTTGTTAATGGTGGGAATCAAGTTAGAACTACAGAGTTCGGAGGTGATGTTGAGCGATTAAAAGATCAAGACTTGTCATTAGTTACTAATAAAGATAGGTTAATAATAATGGGAAATGTTTGGGTTCACCCTGATGCTGAAGAACAAACAAGATTTAGACATCCTGACCTAATTAATAAAATAGGGTGTGAAGCATATTACTGGGATAATCCACAGTTGCCACACCTATTATATCAAGGCGAATGGAATCCTCAAGGTTATAAAAACTGGATGCGATTAGTTAAAGGTAATACAGCAACGCAACCAACAAAAGATTCTTTATCTTATTATAAAAAAACTGGTCCTGGCACTGGAGCACACCGTATTAATAAACAACTTGAATTATTAACCAACGGCAAATATACTACTTGGCAAAGCATTGTTGGCCCACGTAGGGAATGTAAAATTAGATCAAAGAAAGCATTACTTTGTCCGTCAGGTGCAGGAATTTTTGAAAATTATTATGGCTTAAACAAACAAAAGTGGATACAAGACAAAACAAAAGAATTAACAGAAAAAGGCTGGCAGGTTCATTTAAGAGATAAGCCAAGTAGACGTGCCAGAGAAGGAAATAAACACGGACGGCTTTATCAAAGACTCATTACAAACGACATTGGCATAACTGTTTCAATACATTCAGTTGGACCAGTGGAGAGTTTGTTAGCTGGAGTCCCTGCCTTAGTTGAAGGAAGGCACGCAGGAGGAGATTGTGCCACAAATTATGATGAGTATTTAAAAACAGGAAATATTTTATTACCAAGCCAAGAAAAAATTGAAGGTTGGGTTAATTGTTTGTTAGAAGAGACTTATCACAAAACAGAAGTTTACAAAGGAGAATGGAATGCCATTTAAAAAAGGAGTGTCGGGCAACCCACAAGGCAAGAAGCCTAAATATACTTTAGGAGCAATATGGAATAAGAAATATAGTATGGCCAAAGCACAAGCAAAGTATAGAAAAGAGGAATGGGCGTTTGATCCATCAAGTTGGCTTAAAGTCTGGGAACTGTCAGGTGTAATGGAACATATGGGTGTTCACACTCATAGTTATAATATGGTGAGGTTAGATATTATTGAAGCATGGGGACCGACGAATTGCATAATAGTATCTAGACGGATGCACCTAAGCAAAAGAGCTTATGAAAGTTTTCATTCAAAAATAGTTCCTAAAACTGATTGGAAAAGAAAACACGGAGTATTAAAAAATGTCTAGGGCAGATAGTAGTGTATACACAGCAATAAGAAAAGAATATCCAAGAACATGGCGCATATGGTATAGAATGAATAGACGCTGTGAAAAACCTGGACCTCAAGAAAGTGCATATCTTGATGTTGTAGTATGCGACGAGTGGAATAAAGAAGAGTCAGGCGAGTATGGCTTTCTTAACTTTTTTGACCATATGGGACCAAGTGAAAAAGATTTACAAATTGATAGAATAAATCCATTTGGTGATTATGAACCTGGAAACTGTCGTTGGGTAGATCGTTTTGTTCAAAACAACAATACACGGTTTCACACTACTGAGAAAGGCCAAATGATTAAGACAGCAACTAAAAACGGTATTAAGAAAGATACCTACTATAGCAGATGCAAAAGAGGATGGAACCCAATAGACGCGGCAACATTGCCACCTTCGGCTACGAAGTATAAACAAAGGATCGTATAATGTTTAATAAAGAGTTTTCACCATTTGATGAATTAGAAGCATTAAAAAAGTTTGCCATTGGAGCGGATCAGCATATAGGTAATCTATTAAAAAATGAAAAAGAAATGATTAAGGCTGTAAATGCTGTTCACGAAAGATTAGAACGAATGGAACGTAGATTAACTTTAATGGAAAAAGTTTTAGAGGAAATTGCAAAAGCAAAATGATTGACACGCATAGAAAAGAAGCATTAGAAAAATTTATTCTACAACACAATCTAAAACGTGGTGCAGAAATAGGTGTATGGCAAGGAGAAACAAGTTCTCATATATTGACAAACACAGATTGTTTTTTATATCTTGTTGACCTATGGAGTGCAACTGGCAAATGGAAAAAATGGCCTCATGCAAAAAATAAACGTATTACACTTAAAAGAATAAAAAAATTAAAAAATTACAAAATACTGCAAGGTGTAAGTTGGGAAGTGGCAGAACAAATACAAGATCAAGAATTAGATTTTGTTTTTATAGATGGTGACCATTCAACAGAAGGTGTGCGTAATGACATAAACGCATACACACCAAAAATAAAACAGGGTGGTTACATTATGGGACACGACTGGAGTTGGCAAAGTGTAAAAACAGCCGTCTTAGAATTTTGTGTAGAACCACAACTGCTAACAAATGGTATTTGGTATTATAAAAAAGGAGAAGAAAATGAAAGCACCTGAAAGAACTGATAGGTTTTTATTACCGACAATGACTGTTGTAGGTAGTATTTTATTAATAGGAGATATATGGGGAGGCCTAAGTTCATACTGGGCGTTTCTATATGGTCCATTATTATTAATGGGGCATGGACAAGAATATAAATTCTTAGATTTAATTAGGAAACACTAATGACAAACAAGGTTGCTATTGTAGGCAATGGACCAGCAAGGAATTTATATCCAGGAACTTTCGATGGAGACGTATGTCTTAATAATGTTCCTCAACTTAATGTTGAATATAATTTTACAAGCATAGTTGATAGAAGATGTTTTGAATATATTCATAAAGAGAAATTACATTTTCCTAAACCTATTTTAACTACTAACGAATTATTTGAGCTGTCAAAGAAGTGGCAGTTTACAACTGAAGTCAAACCAGTATACGAATTAAAATTAATGAATTCGGCAACTACTGCGGCATACTACTTTGCTCAGACATATGATGAAATATGGTTATATGGGTGTAATGCTTTATGGAGCACAGAAGTAAGTAGTCATCAAGACGAAATTATATATAGACACAAAAGAAGGAATGATCTATATCAGCAATGGCGAACTAAATGGGAACAAGTTTGGATTACTGATAAAAAGTTTGTTATAGTGTGTCCAGAAGGGACAGAAGGAATTGATTATGGCGACAACGTCAAATGGAACAGCCCCAGCCCTCTATCTGCTTAATCACTGCTGGGAATTCGTGATTAAGCCCTTATTGAAGTCTTTATTATTCAAAAGTCATAAATAAGTGTGTGGAACGGAAACCAATTAGGAGCTTTTAATGACTATTACACTCAGACAAGAATCAGCGACAGGGGCAACAACAAAAGGCTCCTCGTTAACATTCGCAGAATTAGATAATAATTTTAAACATTTATTAAACCTTGGAACAGTCCAAGTAACAGCAGACTCAGGAACAGCACAAACATTAGGTGAGTCAGGTGTTCATTCAATACTTACTATTGCAGGAGCAGGTGGGGCATCAACAGCCATTGCGGCACCAGATAGTGCTGGAGAAACAGTAGTAACAGTTACATCAAGTGGAATTTCAAATGTTGTTGAAGATACAACACCGCAACTTGGCGGAGCATTAGATGTTAATGGACAAAACATTGTTTCAGTATCAAATGGCAATATTGCTATTGTCCCAAATGGATCAGGAAACATTTCTTTAACTCCAACATCAGGAAATATAACTTTAGGTGCAACTAACTATCCAACAGCAGATGGTAGTGCGGATCAATGGATTACAACTGCAGGAAACGGAACTTTAAGTTGGACAAATAACTTATATAACGCAACATTAAAAGATTATAAAGAAACAATTTACGCCAGCGGAGCTACAACAGGAACAATTACTCCTAATTGCGCCAACGGCAATGTTCAATCAATAACACTAACAGGTTCTATTACGTTAAATGCTCTTGGTAGTCCAGAAGCTGGACATAGCATGACATTGATTGTTAGACAACCATCATCAGGCGGACCATACACATTAACTTCGTCAATGAAATTTGCAGGTGGAACAAAAACATTATCCACTACTGCAAATGCTTATGATATTATTAGTGTAGTTTACGACGGAACAAATTATTACGCATCGCTGTCAACAAATTTTAGTTAAGGAGATTATAATATGCCTTTAGGAGCATTTAGATTAAACAGTCTTGCTAAACTTCAATCAGCAGGCGCAGTAGATTATACCTGGGACGACATTTATTATTTGGATGAAACTGACTGGGAAACAGTAGAACAAGACAGTGGAACAGCGGCTTGCGGAATTCATATATCAGAAGATGATGGCACTAAGATGTATCTTCTGCATACAAATGATAAGATATATCAGTATACACTTTCAACAGCCTACGACGTTAGCTCAGCCTCTTATGCTTCTAAGACAATAGACTTGTCCAGCGAAAGCGACATGAAAACAGATATGTGGATGAGTGACGACGGTGTTAAACTTTTCCTTTGTGGAAGAACTTTAGACACAGTTCGTTCATACACAATGAGCACACCCTGGGATATTTCAACTGTAAGTTATGACAGTAAAAGTTTAGACGTTAGTGCTAAAGAAACAGCCCCAAGGGGAATATTTGTTGGCGACGACGGTGCAGAACTTTATGTTGTTGGCACACAAAATGCAGACATCCATCAGTATACAATGTCTTCAGCATATGATTTAGCGACTGCTAGTTTTACAGCAACTAAAGATACAAGTGGTGAAGCATTAGGACAAGGAAACGCAATTCAATTTAATAGAAATGGCGAAGTTTGTATTATGTGTGACGCTGATGAATCTAAATGGCAAGAATATAATTTAAGCACACCTTGGGATATTTCAACAGCGTCAGCAGGGTCTGTTAGGAAGAGAACTTATGAAGGTATTCCAACAGGAATGTATATTACTCCAGACGGGAAAAATGCTTATGGATCAACAAGTCCTGACTACGCATATGATCGCATTTCACAATATAAATTAACTACAGGTATTACAATGGCGGCAGATTCTTTTAGCTCAGACTTAAAATTAGCTGTTCCTTATGCTTACAAACTGTCAGGGTTTTCAGATGTTGCACCTCGTAGACACGCAGGTTTAACAACAAACAATAATTGGTATGGTGGAAGTCCTAAGAGTCGTGCTACAATGGTAGCGGCAGGGACAGCAGTTAAATTCGCTGACTATGGTGGATGTGGAAAATTTGATCAGTCAGGTTCTCTTATAGCGAGTTACCATGCTACAAAGTATCCAGTAACATTTCCAACTTGTGCATCTGGCACTAATAGTTATTGTGTTGAATTTTGGATCAAAGCCACTGACGCAACTTCTAATAATAACTGGCACCTTAGTTCAGGCGACAGCGGAGGACGTTGGTTGTTTGGATTTAATACTGGTTCAACTATAAGTTTTGGTGGCGAAAATAATATTGGTATAGGAACTTCATGGACTCATATTGCTATTGTTTTACACAATGGCACGAAGTATTTCTACAAAGATGGCGTTAACCAAGGAGCATGGTATTCTGGTAATACAGGATTTACAGATCTTCACGTTGGAGCTTTCACGGCATCAGCAGGTGCAAACTTTAGAGGGTATATGCAAGACTTAAGAGTTTATGTTGGCACTCATAAGTATCCAAGTGGCACTACATTTACACCGCCAACCCAAATGGTATCAAGTTTTTCATAAGGAATAATAATGGCTATAAAATATACTGTATATTACACAAAAGACTCAGAAGAAAAAACACATATTCATAATTTTGATAATGAACCAACTTGGACAGAACTTGAAGCAATTAAAGATGATTTCGAGTATGACGAAATAACAAATTGGGTTAGGGAGGATGTATAATGGCATGGCCTAGTGGAAGTAAAGCACCAACTACAAATGTAGATAGCGGCA